CAAAACTTTAACATTTAAAGTTGTACATATTAACAAAATTGTTTATATTTGTACTATAAATAATTAATAACAATAAAAACAAAAAACATGAAAACACTTAAAACATTTAGAAATTTAAACACATTCGCAAAAGTACAAATCTTAACCTTTGGCGTTATTATGCTAACATTATTTAGCGTTGTCGGTCAATGGGCTTTAAATGGATTTATCTCAACATTTTAATATTAACAACTAAAACAAATAACATGAAATTAAAAATTAATCAAAATGAATTATTCTGGGTTCAAATGCTTATGGATAAATTCGGACTAACAAAAAAAGAAGCATTAAAAAAATTAAGAACTAATAAAACAAAATAACATGAAAAAATTTATTAACGATACAATTAAAAACAAATTAAACACAGGGCAAACACCAGTAATTGAATTTATAACTAATTCTGATGACTTTGGACATATCCAATTTAACAAAAATGAATGGTCAATATTTTTTAATTCAAAATGTGTTCACGTTTCTAAAACGTTAACCCCTGTAATTAATAAGCTAAACAAATTGAATGTTACAAAGTTTGATTTGCAGTTAAACGAATTCAAGGAATTTATATAAAACAACAAAAACAAATAAACATGAAAGAAATTACAGAAATAAAACTATTAGAAACTAATAAAATTTGCGTTCATTATGGCAAACAGATTGAGGTATTAAATCTGCAAGAGTTTAACCAATTAATGAGGCAAAGAATAAAGAAAACAAAAAGAGAAAACGAAACTAGACAAATATTATTATTTATAATTTTATTTATTACGTTTTTTATTCTCTGCATGAAAATAACACAAATATTAAACTAATGAGAGATACAAATAAAAAACTGAAATCATATTTGAAAGATGATCTAAAAGTATTAGAATATCATACAAATGAATTAATAAATAATATATATGCAAGAGGACAACAGAAAGAATTTAAAAAAGACATTGAGACAATAGAAAAAATATTTTCTTACTGGTCGCACCATTTAAAAAAACTATAATTATGTTTGATTAGTTTTAATTTTTAGTTAGTTAAAGCCCTTTAAACCTATGTTTAAGGGGTTTTTTTATGCCTTTTATATATATACACCTTTTTTTTAATTGGTTGATTTACAGAGCCTGTAAAAGCTTGGGAAATAACAAACAATTTTAAGCTCATTTAAGCATACTTTACACCTCATCAAGTACCTACACACATATAATTAATAAACATCTCTTAAATCGTCTATAAATAGCTTTAAATAGCATTTAAATATAATATAATTAACTAATTTAGATAATTTGACGTAAATTAAATTATTGGCAGGTGGAGTTGTCAATTCTGATGAATTCATCCAAAACGAATTTATGTAAAACTCATATTCTAAAAATATATATATAGTTGAAAAGTAATTTATGGATAAGGTATTATTCGCCCACCTATAATAAATGTTATTTTAAATAATATTTGCTAGATATTTGGTTAGCAGTTTACTCGTTGTATGGAATAGTACTAGGGCGACTACGAAAACAACAAAGGATTTAGTACTGCCATTCACAAGGAGATTTAGAGTACAAGGTCCAACAATCGTCCGTATTTATTAGGGTATTGAAGTGTGGCAACTTATGTAGATTTGCAACTACTTGTATAAAGATAACGATATTTTTAATTTTTGTTTTATACTTTCATAAACAACTTATTAACAAAAAACAGAATGTGTTGATTTTCGTTATCATAGTATGATAAAGGAATACAAGCTGTCTATACCTCAAACATTGGCAGGAATAAGCCTTAGACAGTATCAGAAGTATCTTAAAATACTAGATAAGTGGGATAAGGAAGATGAGGTATATATAAAGACAAAGATGCTGCAGATATTCTGTGGATTAGAAATAGAAGATACGTTTAAGATTCCCTTAAACAACTTTGATTTCGCAATAGATGCCATAAACAACTGTTTTAAGGAAGAAACTCCTTTAGTGCCTAGATTTAGTATGTCGGCAACAGACGAACATGGGGATGAGACGGTTGTTGAGTTTGGTTTTATACCAAAGCTAGACGATATGACATTTGGTGAGTTCATTGATTTAGATGGTTATATCTCTGATTGGGATAAGATGCATAAAGCAATGGCTGTATTGTTTAGACCAGTCATCTTTAAGAAGAATGAGTTCTATAGGATAATGGATTATGAAGGCAGTCATAAATATTCTGATGTAATGTTAGATATGCCTGTTAATGTAGCAATAGGAGCAATGGTTTTTTTTTATCGTTTAGGGAGCAAATTACCAAGCTATACGCTGGATTATTTACAGCAGCAGTTGAAGGGGAAGGAACTTCCACCTCAGCTCAAGCAAACTTTGGAAAAAAATGGGGTTGGTATCAATCAATATTTACAATCGCTCAAGAAGATGCAGCAAAGATTGACCAAACTACAAAACTACCAGTACATACCTGTTTAATGTATTTGGAGTATATAAAGGATAAGACAAGAATAGAAAATGCTTTAATAAAAAAAGCACATAGAAAATAAATATGACACAAGTATACGACTTACTAGACAAGATTAAGGATGAGTTAAGAGCCGATAATCACATTAATAGTGTGAGTTTTGGTGATATAACACAAGTCAACTTAAACAAGACAGATATATTTCCTTTAGCACACCTAAACATCTCTAATGCAATTATAGATTCACAATCTATTACATTTACATTGCAAATATTATGTGCAGATATAGTGGATTACACAAAAGAGGAACATAGTCCAGATGATTTTTATGGTGTAGACAACTTACAAGATGTACTAAACACACAATTACAGGTAATGAATTTAATATTCTCTAAACTAAAAAGAGGTAATCTGAGGGCTGATAAGCTGCAGGTAGATGTAAGTATGAGTTGTCAGCCATTTAAAGAGAGATTTGAGAATGAGTTAGCTGGTTGGGAAGCAGAAGTAGATATTATCATGGCTAATGATATAAGTATCTGCTGATGAAACAAGATTTAGTTAGAAGAGCATTAGAAAGATTAGGTTCTGAAGCTGTAGAAAGACTTAGGGCTAATTTAAGTAAGCCAAAAAATGGTAAAACTTTAAGAGCTTCTAACAAGTTGCATGATACTATGTATTATAAAATAGTAGGCACTAACATAGAAATATTTATGGCTGACTATGCAATGACTGTAGATGAGGGAAGAAGAAGGTTTGCTAGAGTTCCTAAAGGATTTGCTAAAGACATACTTCAATGGATGTCTATAAGAGGCATAAATCCACAAAATGGTAAAACAAGAATGCAGTCAGCAAAAGCTATTGCTCAAAGTATTTATGAACAAGGTACTATAAAGCGATTTGGTTATTCTGGTAGCAACTTTATAGACAGAGCAGTAAACAATGTAATGAATGAGTTTGATGATGACCTGTTAACAGCTTGGATGAGTGGATTAGAAGAAGAATTAAATAAAATAAAATAAAAACAAATGGCTAAAATAAATGTAAGAAGCCCATACTTTATCAACGTATCAGCTACAGGGCTGACAAGTGCAAAATTAGAATTAATTATTTATTATGGAGCTGCAAACACAACATTTGGAACTCCAACCTATATATTAAGTTCTACAGCAGTAGATGAAAAAGTAAATTTTGAAGTAAGTAGTTTGATAAAAGACTATATAAACGGAAAATTTAATGGTAATTATCCAAACACAGGAGCAACAGAAGCAGAAGCAACCACAGTGTTTGTTGATTATAGAATCACACAAGCAACATCAAGTGGCTCTACAGTAGGTAGCCCTGTTTATGGGGTTAGAGCTTATGATGGATTTGGGTATTTTGAGGATGGAGCTAATCCACAATTTGAGCAAGGGTATTTACAATCAAACACAACTATATTAAAACCAGATGATTCGCCTTTAAGAATACCTATAGACCCTACAAACACAACAAGCGTATCTTTCTTTAGTAACGGAGAAGAAATACATACATTTAGTCCTTCAGGAACATATACGATACAAAATCAAATACTTTATATAAGTAACGAGTCTGCAGGCGTAGACAGCTATGAGGATAGAGTATTATCGGACGGAGGTACTTTTGAAGACTCTAGTTGTCTTGATTCTTTTTTAAGTCAAATAGGAGTTTATCCTGCAGATACAGTTTATGTTAGTGGTACAGAAGGGGTCAATGTCATAAGCGTACAAAATATAGAAGAGTGTAAGTTTATGCCTTACAAACTCACTTTTATAAACAAATTTGCTGCGTATCAAGACTTGTGGATGTTTAAGCGTAGCGATTTGTCTATTTCTAAAACAGAAGAAGAGTTTAGGTCTAACATTATAAGTAATGGCTCTTACAACACATACGAGCATCAATACAAAACATTTAATGTAAATGCAAAAGAATCTTTAACATTAAATACAGGCTTCTATCCTGAAGAATATAACGAAGTATTTAAACAAATGATGTTAAGTGAGCGAGTGTGGATAGAGTACGACAATAAAACATTACCTGTAAAAATTAAATCTAATGATTTTTCATTTAGAACAAGATTAAATGATAAATTAATTAATTATACAATACAAGTAGAATTTGCATACGATAAAATAAATACTGTTAGATAATGCTTAGAGAAGTAGAGGTATATATAAATACAGCAGGTTATGGGGAAGCTATAACTTATCAAAGACTAGACTTGTTTAAAGAACAATCTATCAACATAACCAACTCTTTGCAAGACATAAAAGATATTGCAAAGGTGTTTACTGACTTTACTCAACAGTTTAACATCCCAGCCAGCACAATAAACAACAAAGTTTTTAAGCATTACTATAACTTTGATATAGATGGTGGATATGATGCTAGAGTAAAAAGAGAAGCTCTAATTAAGATAAATGGTCAAGACTACAGAGAAGGATTTATGAGCTTAAATAGTGTAAGCATGAAAAATCAATTACCTCATGCTTATAAAGTAGTTTTCTATGGTAAAACAGTAAGTCTAAAAAGATTATTTGGTGATGATGAATTAGATGATTTAGCAGGCTACCCTAACGCATATTTATCTCAATTTAATCAAGATTATACCACATCAAACGCAAAAACAGGATTCACTAATGGTTATAATTTAGTAAGTGGCAGTTTAGCAAGCAACTCAGATGCTACAGCAGGAGACTTATGCTATCCTTTTATTAGTGGTAAATCTCATTATTACTGGGATTCTGCTAGTAATCCACCAGTATTAAACGAAGATGTGGAGTCTAGGAATGTAAGGGTTTACTCGTCTTCTAGTAGTACTACAGATGGCATAAAACTCGTAGATTTAAAACCAGCTATACGTTTATATCACATAATTTTGGGAATAGAAGACAAATACGGTCTTACTTTTACTAAAAATGGAACAAATGATTTTTTTAGCACCTCTAATAATGAATTTTATCAGTTATATCTATGGTTGCATAGAGAAAAAGGTGATTTAGCAAGTCAAATAGCAGAAAGTGTGTTTCAAATAGATTTAGATGAATATGTTTTTTCTAGTGGCACTTCAGACCCTAGAAGCAATTTTAATCAGGATTTGGTTACTTCTTTGACAGACCAAATAGTAGAAACTGTAGAAATATTCTATGAGTATACTGTTTCTATAAATCCAACAGGAGCAGGATTCTACTCTTTAGAGATGACAGACACACAAACAGGAGACACCATATCTCCTACTTCAAGTGCCACAGATATAACAGGTGCGCAAACAAGGACATTTACCATAAGAAAAGCAGGTAGTGATTTTGGAACACAAACATTCACACCTGTCTTAAAAGTAAAAACAACAGGAGGTATTACTGCTTTTAGTGTTACCTCTATGACAATCACAAAAACACAACTAGAAGTAGATTTGGGTTCTGGTAGCGCAAGCTCTTCAGGTTTTACAGCCACATACACATTTAACAGTGGTGGTTCTAACACTATTTCTACAGGATTAGATGTAGTAGATAATATGCCTAAAATGAAAGTTATAGATTTTTTAACATCTATATTTAAGATGTTTAATTTAACTGCATTTTTTGATGACAGAAGAATATTGGCAAACGGAACTACAAATGCTGATTTTGGTAAAATTAAGGTAATGACTTTAGATGATTTTTATTCTGAAGGAACGAGCTATGCGATAGATGAGTATTTATATACAGACAAACATAGTGTTAGTAAAGCAAATATATATTCAGAAATAGACTTTCTTTATCAAGACCCCTCTACTTTTGCAATAATAAACAGCAATGAGATAACTAATGATGAGTTTGGTAATGAGAAGCTAACAAATAGAAGTGCAGACATAAACAATCCACTAGCGTTTGATGGGGGTAAATATGAGGTTAAGCTAGGATTTGAACATATTATGTTTGAAAGAATGACCAATCAAAGTGATTCATCAGAAAAAACAACTATACAATTTGGTTGGATGGTAAACAAAGATGAGTTTCCAGTTTTAGGTAAGCCTCTTGTTTTTTATTGTCACAAACATGATACTACTTCATCATATGAAATGAAAACTTCTGACAACGATACTATAACACAATACATAAGACCAGCAAACACTTTAACAACAGCATTAGGAAGCAATCTACAGACAATACATTTTGGTGAAGAGGGAGACGAGTATTTTGCAGAAGCTAATCCTGAGAGCTTGTTTAAAAATTATTACTCTAATTATATAGTTCCTATATATAATGAAAAATCAAGACTGAGTAAATTTCAAGCTATTTTACCTATAGATATAGTTATTAAATTAAAGTTAAACGATAGATTTATTTTATCAGGAAAAAGCTATAAGATTAACTCAATAAAGATGAACATTAATACAGGTAAAGCAGATTTAGAATTAATAAACGACCTTGATTTTACTGTGTCTAGTGGTGTTGAAACTAACTTTGTATTAGCAGAAAATAATGATTTTGTTATAGCAGAAAACTCAGACAATATAATAATAGAATAATGATAAGAGATATAATAGATTTATTAGGAGCAGCAGATTGGCATATAGATGATGAGGATATAAAGATAGCCAAAGGTAAATATTTAGCTCCTACTAATTGGAAAGAATTTAAAAACGCAATAAAACGAAATAAGTAATGGCAACTAATTCATCAGTAAAGAAAATAATAACTATTGAGGTTCAAGGTAATCAAGCTAAAGCATCTATGGATGGGATTACTATGAGTACTAAACAACTTAATCAAGAGCTTAAAAGTGTACAAACAAATATGCAGGGAACTTCTAACGCTACTGGAGGTGCAACTGCAACAGTATTAGAGCTTGGTCGTACTATATCTGACTCGAATTACGGTATTAGAGGTATGGCAAACAACCTCTCTCAGTTAGTATCTAACTTAGTGTTTACCACTAGGGCAGCAGGAGGATTAACTGCTGGTTTTAAAGAAATATGGTCAGCCATGATGGGTCCTCTTGGTTTAATATTGGCGTTTCAAGGTGTAATTGCTTTACTAGAAAGATTTAGTATGGAGCAAGACAAGGCGAAAGACAAAACAAGCGAAACGACAGATGAAATAGACAGACAAATAACTTCTTTAGAAAAACTTACTGCACTTACAAAACCAATAACAGAGAATTTAAGAGCGATAGAAGGATTAAATACTGGTGTTTTGAGTTTGAATGAAGCAGTAGAGATATTAAATAAAAAATACAAAGACTTTAGAGGTGGGTTTCAAAAGCTTTCAGAAGAACAAAAGAAAGACCCTGCTACTGTAATGAAGCTTATAAAAGTGTATGAGAAGTTTATAAAAACAAGAGAAGAGCTTGAAAAGAAAACAGAAAAAGCAATAGAACTTCAAAGGCAAATAGAAGAAAGTGGTGGTGAATTTATAGAAAAAGGTGGTTTAAGACAACGAAACCCTCTGGCAATGCAATTAGATGGTTTAAATTTAAGTATACAAAGATTATTAAAAGAAGAAAACAGGCTTTCTAACTTCTTTACATTTGTTAAAACTGGAGGTTCTTCAGGAGGTAACAATGGTGATGTTAAACCACCCAAGCTTGACTCTGTTTTTGACCTAGATTCTTTAATAGAAGGTTATGACGAGACCAAACAAATGGAGTTTGACTTAAGAAGAAGACACTTAGATTCAAGAGCTTTATTTTATGATGAAGCTAGAATACAAGCTTCTGAATCTAACAATAGAATATTGGAAGATGAAATAGCTCATAGAGAAAAAATGTTAGTACACAGAAACATGAGTGATATGGAAAGAATTGAAGCTGAAAATGAAATAGCTATGATGAGGATGGATTTGCAAGACCAAGAGTTTGAGCATGAAATGCTTCTCTTAGACCTTAAGATGCAAGCTCAAATGGAATATGTAGGTTTTGTTACTGGAATAGGTGATGTTTTGGCTGGCTTAGGAAAAAGAAGCAAAGAATTAGCTACATTATCTTTAATTGTACAGAAAGGAGCTGCAATCGCTGAGGTAGTTATTGCTGCATCAAAAAGTATATTTGCTAGAACTGCTGCTCATGCTTTAATACCACCATTTATAACTTTTCCTACAGGATTGTCAATACCAAATCCAATTAAAGAAATTGATGCTGCTGCTATGGCAAAAGACATAACTATGACTAAAGTTGGAGCTGGGATTTCTATAGCT